GCTAAGACTAGAAAGTTAAAGGCTGTTTGGACTCCTGAATTTGCTCAAGATTTGAATGCATATCACTCAATTGACGCTGAAGCTGAATTAACTTCAATGTTAAGTGAATATGTATCAATGGAAATTGATCTTGAAATATTAGATATGTTAATCAATGGCGCAGTAACAACTGAGTATTGGTCAGCTACATCTAATCAATTTATTAATGCCGCTGGAACAGCATTCGAAGGAAAAGATGTTGAGAATGGTGGATATTATAATACTCAAGGAGAGTGGTTCCAAACTTTAGGAACTAAACTTCAAAAAGTATCTAATAAGATTCATCAAAAAACCCTAAGGGGTGGCGCTAATTTCTTAGTAACATCACCTGCTGTTGCAACTATCCTAGAATCAATTCCTGGATTTGCTGCCGACACAGATGGTACTAAAATGGAATTTGCTGCTGGTGTTCAAAAAATTGGTTCAATCAATAATAGATACACAGTTTATAAGAATCCATACATGAAAGAGAACGTAATCCTTATGGGTTATAGAGGAGCTCAATTCCTTGAAACTGGTGCAGTTTATGCTCCATACGTACCTTTAATTATGACTCCACTAGTATACGATCCTGTTAATTTCACACCAAGAAAAGGTGTAATGACAAGATATGCTAAGAAAATGGTTAGACCAGAATTCTACGGTAAAGTATATGTTGCTGGATTAGATACAGTTTAATAGTTTTAATAACTAATTAAATTTTATTTAACTTAAACTTGGAAGGGATGATTTATTTCATCCCTTTCTTACTGTTTTGATATTTATAATAAAAGAAGTATTATGGCAGTACCTAGAACAAAATATTCAATGCAAATGCGTATACGTTATAAAGGCAATCTTGTTGATTGTTTAGATCGCATAAGAGCAATAAGAATGGTCTTAATGGTTCACATTGAACAAGACTTAGGCAAAGGAGCAGAATTAATAACAGTTAAAATAATGACTCCATATCCAGGAATTAAATCATTTCATGCAATACGAAAGATATCAGTAGGTAAAATAGAAACATTAGAACAAATGCAGTTATTAGAAACTACATTAACTAAACTTCAATAATAATTATAATAAAAGGAATACATGGCAGATTATAGTGAAAATAAGCCAATTTGGCCCGGAAGTTCATCTTTTACCGCAGGAAATACACCATTTGGGTTTTTTGATAATGATACTATGTTTCAAACTCAATCAGATGCATTTGCAAAATTTGCAGCACAAAATGTTGGATATCCAATTATGGATGTTGAATTAATAGATATAAATTTTTATACAGCATTCGAATCAGCGGTAATTGAATATTCAAATCAAGTAAATCAAGTAAATATTACAAATAATTTATTAAGCACATTAGGAATACAAACAGGATCTGACTTTTTAGTAAGTGAAAGTTTGTCAAATACATTAGTAGGATCATCTTTATCATATGTTACTAAATTATCTAAAACATATGGTGCTGAAGCTGATTCTGGAGGACATGACAAATGGTATACAGCTAAAGTAAAAACATCGCCAGGTGTTCAAAACTATAATATAAAAACAGCTATATCTGAATCAGGGTTACCATTAGATGCATCTTCTTCAATTGAAATTAAAAGAGTATTGCACAATGTACCACCTGCAATTATAAGATATTTTGATCCATTTGTAGGAACAGGTTTAGGATCTCAAAATTTATTAGATTCAATGGATTTTGGTGGATTTTCACCATCTGTTAATTTCATGATGATGCCATTACATCAAGACTTATTAAGAATTCAAACTATTGAATTTAATGATAGAATAAGAAAATCTCATTGGTCATTCGAAGTACATGGTGATGATATAAAAATATTTCCAGTTCCATCTGTATCTGGTTCGATGGCAGATCTACATTTTGATTCATTTCATGTAGAATATGTATATGAAGAGAAAAAAGCAAATCAATCTGTATTATTCGGTAATACCGCAGTAATGAATAATGTAATAAGTGATGCATCAAATATTCCATATACATATCAGCAATTTAGTCATATTAATGATATGGGTAGAGCATGGATTATTAAATATGGATTAGCAATCATTAAAGAAATGTTAGGATATGTTAGAGGAAAATATTCAACTGTACCAATACCAAATTCAGAAGTAACATTAAATGGATCTGAATTAGTAACTCAAGGACAAACAGAAAAAGAAGCATTAATTACGCAATTACGAGAATTTTTAGACAAATTAACTAAAGAAAGTATGATGACAAGACAACAAGCTGAAAATGATGCAATGAATGAAGTATTATCTAGAATACCAACAAAAATATACGTAGGGTAAATTATGGCATTATTTGGGACACAACGAGATGCAAAATTTCTTGCTTCTATAAATTCGGAATTAATTAATTCTATAATAGATACTGAAATAGAATTTTTTAAATTAGTAGTAGAAGAATCAAATTCAAATATATATGGAGAGTCTACATCTAAAACATATTTTGATTCTATATTAATTCCTGTTGTGATAACCAAAGAAGGTAAAACAGGTGCAATGGATGATTATGGTCATTCATATACAAGAACCGCACAATTTGGTATTTCAAGAGATATTATAGAAAAAGCTGGATTTTATCCGGAGGTTGGAGATATTGTAAAATGGGATGCTGAATTTTATGAATTAGACAATGTTGATGCAAATCAATATTTTGCTGGTAAAAATCCAGAAACATGGCCAAATGGTAGTGACTTTGGATATAGTGTGTCTGTTTTATGTGATGCACATGTAACTAGACAAACACCAACTAATATAAGAAAAATGAGATTTGGTTCTGATGACGCACCTTCATATAAAGGATTTGAATAATGTCTCGAGAAAATAGACAAAATATAGATCGTAAAACAAATAAACCATCTTTAAAAAGTACTGAATCTCCTAGAAATGATCAATTATTAAATAGAGCTAATGAAGTACGAAGAGATGATGATATTGTTAAAACCCCAAAGCGTACAGTATATGATATTGATTATGCTATAAAGTGGTTCATAGAAAATGAAATTCAACCACAAGTACAAGCAAATGGAGAATTAATTGATGTACCTGTAATATATTCAAATGGAGAAAAATGGGACAATGTAAGGAGATTAGGATATTTACGTGATGAAAAAGGAATGTTACAATCTCCTTTAATCATGATTAAACGAAATTCATTACAAGAACGTGATACATTAAAAAAATTAGATATAAATAGACCTGCATTAGGAAATCAAATTGTTTATAAAAATAGTTATAATAAAAGAAATCAATATAGAGATGAATTGTTTCCAGTCCCAACAAATGAACCAATGGATTCAAAAGAATTGTATGCAATTAATATACCAGAATATGTAGATGTAGAATATGATTTATTAATATGGACAGACTTTACTACTCAATTAAATACATTGGTAGAACAAATTATGCCATATGGAACATTTGCATGGGGCAATGAATTTAATAAATATAGAACATTTATTAGAAGTTTAAGTTTTGAAACTATTAATACAGTTGGAGAAGATAGATTAGTTAGATGTACGATGCCATTAACAGTTAATGGTACATTAATGGCAGAACAAGAATATAGAAAATCAACTATACAAAAAAGATATTCTATAAAGCAAGTTCAATGGCAAGGCGTAATTAGTGGCTCATCACAATTAGCAACCGATCAGTTACCGCCAACTATACAAGACTAGATATTTTATTTAATTATACTTTTGATTAATGAAAATAACATAATAATGTCCCTAGATACATATAAAGATGCAAATGGTAATATTGTATTCACAGAATCATATCATTTAAAAAGAGGTTATTGTTGTGATAACGGATGTAAGCATTGTCCGTATAAAAAAACATTTGAATAATGAAAATATTTATATATATTATATAATAAAGAATAATTAATAATAAAAAAATAGGTTATACTATGAAAACAAAAAAGTTAGAAAAAACAGATATTGATTTAATGACAGATATCAGAATGCAATATCAAGATAATAATTTAAAATTAGGAATGATTGCGTCTGATGAATATCTTATCAATCAACAATTAAAACAAGTAGAAAATGCAAAATCAGAATGCTTTGAAAAATTAAATACATTGCGTGTTGAGGAGCAAAAAATAATAAAAGATTTAGAAGATAAATATGGCGAAGGACAAATAAATCTAGAAGAAGGTATCTTTATTCCAAATTCATAAGGTTTTGAGTAGTTTACTTATATTTATATTAAAAAAATAATGGGAGTATTTTAATGGCAGAAAGAATAGTATCGCCTGGTGTATTTACTAATGAGAAAGATCAATCTTTTTTACAAAGAGGAGTTAGTGAAATTGGAGCATCAATAATTGGGACAACAATCAAAGGTCCTGCGCAAATTCCAACAAGAGTAAATTCATTTTCCGAATTTCAAGAAATATTTGGAGGATATACAGATGATTCATATGTACCATTTACAGTGCAAGAGTATTTAAGAAATGCTGGTGTTGTAACTATAACAAGATTATTATATGAAGATGGATATGTATTATCAAATGGTTTATTAGCAGTAGTTGCTAAATCAGCTAGTACAGAAGTTGTTACTCATGTATTACATCCAACCACTCCAGTATCAACAAATGGAGCTGGAAATGATGTATTTGAAACATCTACAATCAATCATGGACCATCAGGAAGTTTTGTATTAAATGTTTCTGGATCATTTACCAATGACAGTACAGTACCAGGATTTAGTGCATATACAGCAGAAGTAGGCATTAGTTCATCTATAG